TGAATGGTAAACTAAATTGTCAACTGTATCAACGTAGTGCAGATATGTTCTTAGGTGTACCATTTAACATTGCAAGTTACAGTCTACTGACACATATGCTAGCACACATCTGTGATCTGGAAGTTGGCGAGTTTGTTTGGACTGGAGGCGACTGTCACATTTATATGAATCACTTAGAACAAGTACAAGAGCAACTAACAAGAGACGAACGTGAACTGCCTTACTTGTTTATGCCTCCGTTCTGTGATTTAGAAACATTATTAAACACACGAACATCAGATTATAAGTTAATAGGCTACGATCCAATGCCAAGTATTAAAGCGCCAATGGCGGTATAATAAATAAATTTATGAAGTATTTTACAAAACTAGATTACCCAGAATACGATTTAGAAAATGCTTTAAACAATTTAATAAAAAATAATTTAATAAATTGGCATCATGGACAAATCTGTATTAATGGAGTAAAAGAAGATCCTAGCAATCAAGCAATTGGTTGCGGTAGTTTATATTGGGATTGGGATAATTCATATTATGATGAAAACAATAAACTTGTAGTGCCAAAACGTACCACAATGTATACAGAAAAAGATTTTACTGTTTTTAATCCTACCTTCAATGGAACAGAATTCGAAGAGATGTATAATATGCTTGTACAACATCATGCTGTAGGAAGAATACGTTTAATGAAATCAAAACTAAAAACTTGTCTAACATGGCATACAGATGATAGTACAAGAATACATTATCCTATTAAGACACATGAAGGATGTCGTATGGTAATCGACGATGAAGTAATGCATTTACCAGTAAATACTTGGTGGCATACAAATACAAAAAAACCTCACACTGCATTTAATGGTAGTACTGATGATCGTATACATCTTGTTGTTTGTTTATTGGACGAATAAAATGTATAATATTGCAATAACAGGACATACCAGTGGACTAGGATTAGTTTTATATCAGCATTTTCCACAAGCAATTGGATTTTCTAGAAAAAACGGATATAACTTATTAGAAACTGCTAACATTAAAAGTATGATTAATGCTGCACAAGATTGTGACATTTTTATAAACAACGCATTTCCTGCAATTGCAGCGGATAGTGCCGAAGGTATGAATACACAATTAGATATATTATATAAAATTTACCAACGTTGGGAACATCAACAAAACAAATTAATTATTAACTTAGGATCAAATACAAGTGATGGTATCAAAAAACATTTCTGGCCATATGCTGCGGCTAAAGCAGCTACTGATAAAGCATGTGAACAGTTAAGCTATTTGAAAAACGGACCATCTGTGTGTAATTTAAGATTCGGTTATATTGATTTACCACATATAAATGAAATGGTACCAAACGAAAAAAAAGTGTCGATTAAAAATGCAATTTCAGCAGTAGACTATATTATAAGAACATTTGAGACAGGAAATACAATTAGAGAGCTTACTATAATTCCATGATAGAAATTGATTTACCTGACAATATATTAGAAAAATTATTGCACTTATCGAAACACGGAAATGCAAGTGAAATGCATGAACTAAGCATTATTGAAGAACAGGATCAAATCGAAGCTATTGTGTCTGAGTTTATCGATACAACTTATTACCACTACGGTAACTTGTTTTCACATATTAATCCGTTTACAACGCACGCCGATATTTCTGATTTAAAACAAACTATAATGCTAATGCCGATAAGTGCAGATCCATCTCAGCATTTTGTAGTATTCGATCAAAAAATAAACAATTTGTCACCGGTTAGTTGGATATGGAATTTGTTCGACGACAAAACTGACCAAGAATTAGCAGATATGTATTATCTAAGTGCATTAAAATCTAGACCGTGTGAATATCCATATATATCCGGATTAACCAATCGTCCCATTGATCAAGAGTTAATGAAACATTTACCGTTTTCCGATGAGTTTTACTATAGTTTGTCGGGAAAAGCGTGGCCTTATAAACCTGGAAAAGCACTTATATTTTCTGCAGTACATCCTCATGCAACAGGATTAATGCAAAGCCCTAAAATTGGGTGTACAGTACAATTTAAAGCACCTTATGAAAAAGTTATACTTGGTCTGAATTCATCAATACAACACACCCAATTTTAAACTCAGACTGATGTGCTGTTCCATGTATTTGACTGGATTTAAATACCAATGCTTTACCTGGATTCCAATTCCATGCTATACCAGTTAATCCATGATAAAAATCTTTATTACCGTGTGGTAGTAAATCTGCAATTTCATTCGGCAATGGCTTATCAGTCAAATTAGATACATGTTCAGTGTCGCAGGGTCTGATACCAACTAATACTTCAGACGGCAAATGATCATTGTCTGAATCAGATGTATTTTGATGCGAAGGTCCTGCAGGTTCATGCTTTTCGTGTACTACTTCTTCAAGTCTCCAACTCATGCCATGACTGTCAAATGTCTGATCGAATACCATTAGCCGTTGTTCGACTTGTGTGTTTTTATAGAGAGGAACACAAAGATTATATATTCCATTTTTTTTATAACGATCGACATGTAATGGAATAGCTTGTGTATGTGCATAAATGTATGCGGTTTCCATTATATCTGTGTTTAAATAGTCACCGAACGCACGTTCTCGCAAATCAGCATCTACATTCATATAAAACGGATTTTGATTCGCATTTATATCTACATGTTGTTTAACATAGTCTAAAAGTAATTCTATTGTACTTTCTTTAATATCAATTTCATGCGGCATGTTCGATATCCAATGTACCGTCAAGACTGAACATCAAAGCAATACGAGGCTTGTCGCTCATGTTTATCACAGCATGTGGATATCCGATATTTAAGAAATATGCATTGCCATCTTCTAAGTTGTATGCTTCTAATTTACCATCACGTTTAAAAAGATTAACTACGTTATTTCCGCCGTAAATTGGACAAATGCAACGTACTGCATAACTAACATCATAGTCTACATGAAATGGAATCATCTTACCTGGTGCTAATTTTGTAATACGTACACGACTAGCAGGAGATTTACACTGCTCTACAATACTTTGAATGTAACTTCCAGTATAATCTTCTGTAGGAACATTATACAAATGTTCCTCTCGACGTCTCAGACGTTCTTTAATACTCGCTGTATAAGGAAGTATTTCACTTGGCTCTGTTAAATTAATTTGTTCAAAGTTGTCATATACATCTTTTACAAGTTCCATATGGTTATCACAAAGCATTGGATTTGCACTACGTACATCTGTAAACTTTTCTGCTAATCTATCACTTTCAAATCTAAGTTTATCTAACTCGATATTGAGATTTAAGTTTTCTATTGTAGGTAAGTCTTGCTTTTTCATGATATTCTCCAATATACTATAATATATTTATTCTTGTCTTTTTTTCAATTTGTATTCAAAAAAGTTTTCATCGTCGTGTATGTTTATTAATTTATATCCAATAAGTTCGCTCACTTCTCTGAGCTCTTTTGCACGACTAACACGTTTTTCAAATGTTAAACTTGGAACAACTGTGCTTACCCATTCGGATTCTTTGTTGTTGTCAAATGTATACAGATGACTAAATTTATCTGTCAATGGTGTATTGTCTAATAGACGCAGTGTTTTTCCAATAGTAATATCTATACCATGTTTATAATAACTGTATTTGTGTAATAAGTCAATACTTTTTTGATGGTCATCATCAGTTTCTGTCGGATACCCAACTAAAAACATTAGTTGTATTCTTATATCATTCTTTGCACATTGATCCAATGTATAAATCATGTCTTCTTCAGTAAATCCTTTAATGATATCATTTCGGACTTTTTCACTTCCGCTTTCAATACCAATACTAACAGAATGGCATCCTGCTTTTTTCATATTAACAAAATCGTCTGGTGGCATTTGTGTTTCTGATCTACATATAAATTGCCCACTCCAAACTATTTTATCTTGAATATTACTGTTATACCTTGACATTACATAACACAAATCACGAAATGCTTTCATACTTCCATTGATTAGACTATCCATAAATCTATAAGAAGTTACTCCAAACTTTTCTTTGTTACTAATCATTTCTTGCGCAATATTTTCTCCAGTTCTAAATCTATAAGTTGGCCATATTGCTGCAACATTGCAAAAAGTACATTTTCGAACACATCCTCTGCTTCCAACAATAGGAATAGAAACTTCACAACTTTTATATTTTGGAAAGTCTTTGAAAAAATCTTCGTAATTAGGATATGCTATACTGTTTAAGTCGTTTAATGACGTTTTGTTTTCTTTGTTGTTTACACTAGGATGACTTTTGCCCTGTAATATATATTGTATTGCTTCTTCACCTTCGCCGTATACAGCATAGTTTGCTAGTCCGTTATTTAAAAAATATTCGCCTACATCAGCACTTCCGATACCAGTATCTTCAGTACCATTTCCGCCGACAATTATTTCAACGTTAGGATAAAGTTCTTTTATAATTTTTGAAAATATTATACCTGGATAAATGTTATAGACACTAAAAAGTCCAATACCAATTCGTTTGCAGTTATCAAATGTGTCTTTATAAATCTGAATATAATCCCTAAAAAGTTGCTCTGCTTGTATATGAGCTTCACAAGAACTATCCATATTCTCAATGTTATGTTGCATAAAATAGTTTATCATTGGTTGCAAGTCGATATCTTGATTTTGTATCCATATATTCATGTCCTTTGCAACACTATTAAATCCAACTTGTTCAGCTGCTGACTTTATGTAATAAATTCCAGGAGTAGGGCTCGGACTGAATATTTCAACTATTGGCATACTAACTACAACCAAATCAATCAATATTATATTCCTTGAATTTTTTTTCTATTTCTTCAATATTTGGAAAGTATGATTCGTAGTTTACGAGTAAAGAAAGTTTCTTATGCACTTTACTTGTAAATGTCAAATCTTCATAGTATACAATATTTCCTTCGCAGTTGTTTAAATGTTGCAGTATGTCAAAGAATTGTTCTAAACTACGATTGTAATCATAATCGACCCAATTAGAGTTTATATCATTTATGTAATTGGTATTTTCGATTTCTACTCCTGCAGTTGACCATTGATTAAAATCTTGAAACAAAAAACTTAAAAACCAACGCCACTTATCTTTACGTTTTAGTACAAGAATTTGATCATCTTTATAAAAGTCTTTAAACCATATATTATAATAATCTTTTTCTTCTGTTATAAGGTAATTAATATGATGTTTGAATGTGTAATTTCTTCCTTGTGATTTTTCTTCATTAAGCCAATTAATTTTTTCTTCCAAACTTAGTTCTGGAGAAATATCAGGATTTAAAAATTCAGATTTTGGCCCAGTAGGATACACATTAGGTAACAGCAAATTTTCTTCTTTAATTTTTTCGTAGAAATAACTACTGCCTGCACGTGGTGCACTTAATAATACTTTCATAAGTAATCCCTAGCATCAACTATCAAATCGCTTTTTGGTTGCCATACAAAGTCTGGATTTTGTAATCTAATGCTATAAACATACTGTACAATAGGCCCAGTTTTAAATAAGAAATCTTTTTCTAATTCTAAACTATTATACCATTCACCTTGTGTCCATTCGTTAAAACTACTAACGGTCATGCGTTTTTTACGCTGATATAATGCATTGATTGCACGTTTTGTAATATCATGTGTCACATAAAGTATTTCAAATCCTTGTTCCCTAGCCCATGGTATCTGTAATTCTCCCATGCGTAATCCACAATGGGTAAATCTGTAATCTTTAAGTATATGATATCTACATATTCTTACTGCAGTATCAGGATCATTTGTATAATGACTACGCTCTGCTGCACTAATAGATATAAGTTTATCTTCTACAAAACACATCCATGTTTCGATATTAGGATCGTCTGGATCATACGATCTTGCTTTGTATTTTTTTAAACTATCGTTGCCTTCTTCTATACTTTTTTCTGCAAATTCCCAAATTTTATCACGATAACTATCTGGATCTTCGCTGTATCTATAAATCGAAATGTTCGGTTGTGATTGCATATTCTTTATATTTGTTCCAACTTTTTTCTAATAGTTCATGCCACAGTGGCAAATCGTAAACACCATGTATTACTAATTGTACACGTTCTCTCATTGAGAATCCTCTGTCTACACCATGTTCAAACACAGCACCATCGTATGCAAATGCATTTGTTTCAGGTGGCAACATTGGATAAATTTGTGTAGCATCACTGTCTCGAGTCATGTAGAAATGTTCATTCTGCCAATCAGTGACACGACTCCATCTGAAATGCAAGTGACTAGGTGCTTGTGCTTTTAGTATATCGCTTATTGCCAATTCTTCATCATAATGACAAGGTATCGCTTGTGGTGATTGTACAAAAAACGCCTGGTGAATTGTTTTGAATGGTAACTCTTTTACATAGTCAATTACTTCAGGAAATGCTTCTAATGCAAAATCGTACCAGTCTGGATCTGCGCCTGCTTGTCCACACATGTTTGGCTTTAGAAATGTTAATTGTCCAACATTTCTTGTTTGATAGTAGTATTGCTGCAGATCCGGATCTTCTGCTAGGTCTGCTACCAGATCCATGTCAACATCTAAGTAAGGAAGATCAACTGGTGTCCACACCATGTTTCTATATCCGTTATATTCGTCATCTAGGCTCAGATACTCGTAACTAGGCCTATCTACTTTAACAAGTGTACCTGGATCATCATTTATATAACGTCTAACTGGTTCACCGTTTTCTAAATATTCAATCTGGTTTCTTTTTATACGATAGTTATTTGTATTGTACATCTAATATTGTCCTATGTCCTACAGGTATGTTTAAATCAAAATCATACCTTGTGTGCTCATAACGGTTAAAATAATTTAAATCCATGTATGGCAAGTCGTCTGTGTTATTGTTATTTACTTCATGTACAATTGCACGTTTAACTTTGTAAAAATCACAAACTCGTTCAAACATAGCTGCAGGATCCGTATTGTATATCAACACACTGCTGAAGACAACAAGATCTGTGCTCATATAGTACAAATTATCCCAGTCTCTAACTTCAAAGCAGTGCTTTGGATACTGTGCACGTGCATACTCAACTGGCTCTTCACTAGTGTCAAAACCATAATAGTAATAATCATAATTGGTCAAATAACGATTGAGTTCGCCTGTTCTACAACCTACGTCGGTTATTCGATTACACTGATGCTGTTTAATAATCTGAGCTATTGTACGATACAGTATACTGGCTTCAGCACTGTCTAAATAACTCATTGCATCAATAGTGTAGTTCTTCTGCAGGTGTGATGTGTTGATAATCACAAGCAATTCTCCAAAGCAATCTGTTTCTATCTAACACAGGTGTGCGTCTATGCAATGTAGTAAATTGATCCATTAACAACAAATCTCCACGTTTGAAGATATGATGATATTGATGTCGACCTCGAAATATGATAGGTTTTAAACGCTCGATAATAGATTCCGGGTCTACTCGCTTTTTACCTTCCCAAGCACCTACAATAAAATGATATGGAAAATAAAAATAACTAAGACCTGTGTGCGGATGTTCTCCTACTAATGATCTGATGCTACCTCTATTTTTACTCATAAATTCAAGTTCAGGATCGTCATCGTCTAAATGATACATAGTATTGTTTTGGAATTTTATTTTAATTTTAATATTACGCCAGTACTCTTGTTCATCTTCACTGAGCATATAAAAAGGATCACTAGTATTACAGATACTCAGTGTGGTATTAATATCTTCTTCAATACAATACAAGCCAATTACAATTTTATCTATTAGATGTCTGCTATTACCATTACTGTGCCACCCTAATTCAGTATCGCCGAACATGCCAATTTTTTTCCCGTCACTGTCACGTTTACCTGTGACAAGAAAAATTTCTGGATATTTTTTTGGATTCATAAACAAATCGGGAGCTTCGCATTCTCCAAACTGTTTCATAGTTGCAATGTATTCACTTTCGGTTAGTTGTTGATCGTGAAAGACCACACAACCTGTTTTTTGTAAGTCTTCCGCTATTTTATGTAAGTCTGCGTTTTTAATATCCGCTGTATATCTATTCGGTGTCATTGTAATACTGTTCCTTAATAAGATCGGCTATACATATTCTATTTGTATAGTTTCTTTTAAATTTATTATACACTGGATCTTGTGTATTTGCAAGCCATACTGCATCACTCGGTTCAAAATTAAGTTCAGCACATATGTTACGCTGATATGGTTCTAGTGTACGATACACAACAGCAGGATCGACACAGTTCATCAAGTGTTCGCCAAGTCCCATACTATAATAGTTATAATACTTAGCACTTTGATGTAATGCTTGTAAACGCTGATCTGGTTTCCTGCTAAAGTAATAGCCTATTCTATAGTTACGTAATCCAAAACACTTACTAAAACTGAAAAATACACGTTCAACATTATCTGTTATTGTAATATGCTGTTTAGCAGTACTTAAAAGATATGCTAAATCTAGCACCACAGGACGATCATCAGGTATATTTCTAAAGTTGCCGTCGTAGCTAGTAGGATTACTAACATAAACAACTTCTCCATCTGTTTTACCTGTAACCCACTGGTAGTCGCCTGGTGTTATTTCAATGGTTCTATTTTCTTGCCACTGCCAATAGTTAAGAGCTTCAGTTATTCCATTAACAGGGTAAATATATTCAAAATTTGATAAATCAACATAAGGCCGAAGATAGTCTACAATTTTTGTCTCAAGAGTTCGTATGGCAATATGATCTCGAAAACGATAACTTTCAACTGCTGATACTACTTCTCGAACAGGGAAAGTTCTTATAGCCATACTCTGATTAAGTATTTGTGTTTGTTTATCCATATTAAGCGTTTTTAAATATGCCGACACGTATTAGCTGTTGTACTATCCAGCCGCCTGTGTCCCAGCGATGTAGTCGAATACGTCTGAAATTATTGTGATGTTCACGATGGTATCCTTCGCCGGCAATTAACAAATTCAACCACGGCACATTTGATCCACCTTCTTCACGATGTCCTATAGTGTTCAATAATCCGAATCCTAATTTAGCGTGTATAAAAGGCATAAGTGCAAATGCTACAAAGAATTTAAAACTGATCAACAAGCTGATGATCCATACCACTGCTACAATTTTAAACCAATGATGATGGCAGAATACTAAAAGTGGATTGGCAAATAAATCTTTTGCATACTTTATAGGTATACGAGGTATGTCCCATGTTGTTAATAATACTTTCCAATATCCTACATGTTTCCAACTGTGTGGATCTTCAGGACCATCGCTGTGTACATGATGCATTCTATGACTTGCGATCCATCCAATGGGACTACGAATAACTGCAATCATAAGCATTGCAAGTCCAATAACTTCAAACCAAATCGGTACACGGAATTGTTTATGGCAATAATATCTGTGAAGTAAAATACTAGCACCCCAATGAGAAATTAATGTTCCCCATAAGTATCCGATTATAATTACATATATCCAATCCATTAAATTTTCCTCACAGCATCGATACTTTCTTGCCAGGTTCGAGTTGCGCTTTCAAAATTAATATTTGCAATAACTCTATGTTTATTGCCTCTATTGATTGCTTCGTGCCATTGTTTGACATTCCATAATACAGGTCTATCAGTTAATGCATATCTACAGACTGCTTCATCGTCTGTTAAAAGATAACGTTCGTTATCTTTGTTGTATGTTTTCCAGTAATACTCACTCCAGTATACTCCTATGCTAGGATCATCGGGTATATATCCATCAACATCTTCGTATTCAGGAAAACTTGTAATAGTGTTTTCGTCGCAGCCGGCAATTGGAAAAATTAAACTTGCTACACTTGATGTATAATGATGTCTATGACAAAAGAATAAATGCTCTACACTTTTAAAACTTGGCTGTGTTATATCACTTTGAAAAAACTTAATTGCTTTTGTAAATCCAATTTCTCCCATTAAGTCGCTTAATTCTTTGTACTGTGGAATGTCTGACAAGTATACCACTTGCATTAATGGCTTGTCTGGATCATATAAAGCATAGTGTTCTTTAATATTTTCTTTAAAAAAATCACTCTCAGGTTCTTGTGTATATATGTTTGGTAAATGCGAAAATATTTCCATACATTGTTCGTACATCCATTGCATACGATCTGTTAACTCAGGTTCGTATACAAAAGGTTTTGATTTTTCAATATCTGTTAATACTGGCATGAGAGTTCCTTTGTATTACTATTTATCTAGAATTTTTCGCTTGGGTATTTTACTATCAGCACTACTAACACATGCAGGTGTTGTACAAACACGTGGTCCATCAAACAGTTTAAATCCTGTTTCTATATTACCTAGAGGAACATCATGACAACTGTAGCTACGCTTAATACTACCGTCAGGCTCACGGATAATAATACCGCTATACCCACTTTGACACATCCATCCTTCAAACTTGTTAAATCCGAAAGCATTAAATCTCTCCGCTTGATCCATATACCATTTTTTGCCTTTACTATCTGTAAACTCTACTTGCATATGCCATGGTACACTTTTGTCGTTTTCGCCTATTGCATAAGGCGGCAATTCGAAACTTGGCCTTGGACGATCTGCCCATTTTCGCTTTGACTCAGTATACGCCATTTGCGGCATACCGTTCCACAATCGCTGTAACATTTCATCTGAATAACCGTCCACGACTCTTGACGCCGTTGGGTCGGATTGTGGCTTGAGGGTAACGTTGATTCCTTGTTCGTGGAAGAATAAAGCATTTTCCCAATCTTTTTCAAACCACTCCGGAACCATGACCATATTGATAGTAATTTGTACATCGTGTTCCTGACACAGGATCAACTTGTCTGCAAAGTCCTGCATTTTCTCACGTGTATTTAAGTGTTCAGTGTGTAAACTAGCGGTTATACTTGCTCTATGAAACGGTTTTGCACGTTCTACATAGTCCTCAAACCAACTCATCGGTCTAGAACAGTTACTTGTCATGTGTATACTAGTGTAATTAGTATTAGGCACATCATCAGCCAGATACCCCAATATGTCCAAGTATCCAGGGTGGAAGGTAGGCTCGCCCCCACTAAGACTAAAGTGAAAACTATTAAATCCATTATCACGTGCTTGCCTCTTTATTTCATCAATAGTCTTAAGACATAAGTCGGTGGGTCTGTGGTCTTTACGGTCTGATCGGGCGTAGGGCCAACAATAGCTGCAACGATAATTGCAAAACCTACCAAGTAACCAACTAACAGTAAACAAATCTCTGTAAAGAAGAGTACGTTGACCCACTTGTACGATGTCGTCGTATGGGATTTTGGTAAAATCATATTCACTCCATTTTAAATCTTCAGTCATAATATTAAAATTCTCCAAAAGCCCATTTACGTTCTAAACACCACCAGCATTTACCACATGGTTTATATTCAAAATCAGGCTTGTAATATGTGTGTACTGGAATATCTTCGCAACTTCTTGTTAATTGTAGCAAATCATCAACATTATATTGTTTATACATATCTGCAATAAATCTTTTATCTACATTTACAAATGGCAAGTAATATCCTTTATCAAAATATTCCCATGCTGTTTGCCAAGTCGGATTATTTCTATTTGCAGACCTGTCACTAACTTCTAGTGTATTTACTAAGTTAATATTTTGATTGTTTATATTTTCAACTGTTACATCATCGGGAGGAATTGCTGTAATTCCAGAGATCACACAATCGATTCTGCTTTCCTCAAATAACTGTTTTTCAAAATCTCTTACGTAAGACATTTGTTGTGTATCTCTGTAAAAATTATAGTGTATGTCGAAGTTATCAAATTTGAGATTATCGATTGTATAATTTATTACATCAGCAGCTTTACGCCCATTCCATCTATGTTTTTCGTCGTTCGAACAACTTATTACATTAATTTTAGTATCGTTACGATTATTATCCTTAAGATATTTAACTATCATATATAATAAAATACTACTATCAGCACCGCCACTGCAACGTACACCCAGCTGATGTTTATCATCTGGTATCTCAAAATTTATAGTCTGTTCAAAGCTATCGCTTAATAACATTATAAATCCTCTTTGATAAATGTATCTCGTTTCATTTGTTTGCAGACTTGCATACACCTAGGCATTGGCTGATCACTATCCCAACTGTTTTGAATACCTTGCCAAATATCACTATGTATTGCATCTTCAATAGTTGCGTGTTTAAGGTTAATAGTTTGCATATAATCGTTATTTTTTAATAATGATTCAAACTCATCTTTATGTTCTTCGCTTGCACTATATTCTAACATCTTACTATTTAAATGACAACATGGGATAACATTGCCCATATGGTTAATAAAGATACGTTTTTGATTTCCGTACTTACAACTAACATATGGTATTTCAGGAGCATTGTCAATCTTTTCCGTTTTTGCAGCCTTGACTGTATCTCCTTTTGATTGTTTACGATGACTGATTATTGTTTTAAAACTTTTAAATCCTTCGTCTGTTGCACGTTGTTTAGCTTCTTCAAGTTGGTGTTCGTTATGTTCAAATACAATAAATTGCCAATTGCTACGTCCGCCTGCAGCATTAAACGCTCGAAAATTTTGTTCTACTTTTACAAAATTACTTCCTTCTCTGTATACTTCACTAAGTTCATCGCTTCCGTCGATTCCCCAAGTAACTGCATGACTGCTAGGTAATATACCTGCTAATTCTTCCCACCACTTAGTGGTACGTAAACTGCCGTTGGTAGCAATGTTTATGTGTGCGTTCCAATCTGCAAAATGTCGTATAATATCAAAAAATTGTGGATGACTAGTTGGTTCATCTACACTACCACAAAAATTAATAATCTTAATATTAGGAAACATTGATTTTTGAAAACGTTCACGTATTGTATCTATAGTAATATATTCTTTATTTAATATTTTATCAGCATGTTTTGACAATACACGAAAGCACCCTTTGCATTCAATATTACAAAAACTAGTAAGCTCTATATCAAGCCATTCGATTGTGTCCATTGTCCACATTAATACCATTCCTCACTTTGCATTGGGTCAACACTAATTTCATTTATGTTAATATTCTTTGGTTGATCTATTAACCACTTAATATAATTTGCAGCCGTATCAATATCCATACATTTCCTGTCAGGGTGTTTGTGTTGATTATTACTTAATGTACCAAAACTAATATAACTAACTTTCGGTGCACTACTCCACACTCCGCCAATTGCTAATGTATTACTATAATCACGTAGTGCCTTTTTTTCTGCATTATAAAGCCACGGCTTTCCGTTCTTTACTCTGTCAGTTGTACTACCAATCACTACAATATGTGCGTTATTTTTAACTTCTATTAGCTTTTTATATACAGCATCTAGTAGTACAGTTTGTTGAAACTGCCATAGTGCAGCACAAATAATAATTACATCATTTGTTGAAGCTAAATTAGAAAACTTTGTTCTACCATCTGCAGTAGTTAAGTCAATTCCGCCAGCTTGCTTACTTACAAAAGTAGCATCTGGATATAATTTATATAATGCTCCAGCAATACCAAAATCTTTATTGCCACTAATTAACAAGTTCATATTAATACCGTTTGAATTGTCTTGGAATGGGGATTAATATTTTTTAAAACATTTTCATTATCATCTAGTACTGTAGTCCATTTATGTTTAGTATTTGGAAATCCTATACCTAGTTGATAATGCGGTTTTTCAAATAATAGCCTGTCGGTTTCTCCTGTTGCTTCTAGCATAATATCAATAATGTCATCCGAATCGAAACACTGATTATAGCCAGTTCGATAACCCATTGCATTTGCTGCTAGTGCAACTGCACCGCTACTTATTCCCATAGCTGTTCTGGAATTTAATAACCATGGATCGTAATGACCTAAACGATTGAATTCTTCACCTACATCTTCGGGCTTAGTCTCAAACCATGTAAAAACAACTGGCGCATCAACTTGTGAATTTCTATTAATTGTAGACGGATTGTTTGGATCAATCGCCACATTGTAAAATTTACGGTTGATTGTAGGATCAGTTGACACAACTAACTTGTAATATGCTTCATTTGCTTTTGTAGGCATATTTGTTGCTATTTCAATTAATGCATTTACATGATCTTCAGGAACAGTTTGCGTACGATCCCAATTACGTTGACAGTGCTCCGCATTACTACTTGCTAAAATTAAATCTTCTATATTCATTTTGTATTCTCAAATATACTCATATCTTCTATGTGTTGTGGCATGATCTTCATGAGATCATCACGTTCAATGCTTTTCGGAGTACACATTCCGCAGCCACAATGTTTTCCTGGCCCTAATGGGCATGTAATGATAGGCATTGTTTTATTTTCTAAGTTATTTCTAAATTCGTCAATGATTTTATCGCACTCTGATATTGTACCAATAGGACCACGTGTACCATCAAAACGTGCTTGACAAGTTTGGTGATGCCATATAGTATCTGTTTGTTGTTCAATATGTAAAAAGAACCAGTTGACACTACACTGCCAGTTGCGAAATTTTGCAAAATCTAAGAATGTACTTTTTGTCCAACAACCATCACTTCCGCACGTCTCCATTGTTCTACTACCGCAGCAAGGCCTACCTAATTCTCTTGCAAACTTCTTTTCTTCATTTTTCTCTGTTTTGACTGCACTAGCATTATGCCCGCTTTCGGCTTCAGTTTCTTCTGTAGTCTTGTTTAGTGCAGCATTTTTATCTGCCCAGTAATCTTTCATCCACTGTAACTGTTCATCTGTATAACGATGCGCATATGAATTTTTTGAATCTTCATGTTCTCCAATCATGCGTGGAACATATCCAATGCCGTCACGTTCAAACTGCATACATAAGTCTTTGCATTCATCCCAATATTCTGCGTGGAACATCACATTAATTTTAATCGGAAAGCCTTTCTCAGTTAAGTAATAGATATTGTTTATAACTTGTTTCTTTAAACTGGCATGAGCTTCAGCATGATAACTAATAGTCATAAAGCCATAATTTTCACAAACACTATCGGCCATCTTTTTACCGAATGCACCATTACTAGTAATAGTTAAATTCATAAAAAAGTCGTCTTTATACTTTTCTTTATACGTCTGCTGCAACCATTCACCAAACGCTAAAAAGTTTGGATTATTAGTTGGCTCGCCACCTGTAAAATTAATGTTTAGTCTTTTATTCTTTTTGTAAGGAAACATTAAAGTAGCATAATCAAAAATAAACTGACCGGTTTTCTTTAATGTTTCTAGATCTGCATGTGGACTAAAGTTATCATGTCTGTGCGGAGGACAATATGTACAGTCGTAATTACAACGTCTGCCTACATCCCATGTTACTGTTAAATTATCACCGTCTAATAAGTTAATTGCGGTAAAGTCTTTGTATTCTAATTCTAAATCTTTCATTTTATTGGAGTCTCCAAATATTCTACTATGCTAGGATGTAGATAATCATTATAACACTGATTTCTACTTTTGTCAAATGCTGTGATTTCACGCAACATATTTTTTCTATCTAAATCTGTTGGTTCATAATCTTCCCATTGTTTTAAAAATGCAATGGCATTTTTTATGTTTATTGCTACTGTATCACTATTCATACTTTCGTACAATTCTATTAATTCTTTTTTAACTTTCTTACTTAAAAATTTTACATTGATATATTTGTCTTCAGGCCAAAGTAAATCGACATAAAATACAGACCATTCTGACGCATTGTACTTTGTTAATTCTTCTTTGTATTTTAACAGCTCCGGCAAATAATGTGCATTTAACGAACTTAACACAACATTAAAACTAAAATTTTTTAAATATTTCATTTTAGGAGTCATCGGAGATTGAATCAATTGTAATTCTGTTAATAAATTTTTTAAACTCTTATCAACTATATCCCATTGCATTGGATATCTTATATATTCATAGTTTTTACCAATACTATCAATACTAGTGTTAAGTTGTAATCCTTTAAACTGTTTTAACCTGTTAATGTTTTCATTAGAAAATTTTGTCGCATTTGTATGAAACTCTAAATATATGTTTCTACTAACGTCTTTTTTAATTGCAGTATCTAAAAATTCTAAGAATGGCTTGCTCATCAATGTTTCGCCGCCAGTGGCTTTGATATGAGTCAATGTATGTATATTATCTAATATATTATGCCATTGTTTATTATCTGCAAAATTAACAACTCTGGTACTACCGCCTTCTTTATAATTTATATCATGTTTTAGTAGTTCTGTTCTTCCCCCACGATTTTCCCACTGTTTTTTATAATCAAATTGTTGCATTCCGCTAGTGTCTATTTCATTATCAACAAAATATTTATAATCTATTCTTAGTTTATTACTAAGACCAGGATAACACATACGACAACGTAAGTTACAGTTTTCTCCGAACGCAAAGTCAATACTTTTTAATTCTGGAGTTTTTATTAAATATTGAAATTTATAATCATGTTCTGGATCATTTATACCAGGAGGAGTACTTTGCAATCTATAACTCTGATTACTTCCTCTGTCTTCCATTTTCCAACATGTATTACATGCATTGTGTCGGCGACCTTCTCTCATGGCATGACGAATACTTTCCATTTCTTCACCATAAAATATTTCATTAGCTGTGATATTGTGTGGTTTGTTTTTTAATTTTTCTTTTATATTCAATGGGTCAGGCGATTCCGGGCGTATACTATTACAACACGGTGATGCATTTAATATACCTGCTTTTTCATCCCATTCTTTAAGTGCTAACAATGAAAATGGAAACCAACAGAAAGTATTGTCAGGTTTAGGTTGCATTTAAAATTCTCTTAGCTTCCTTTTTAGCCCATTGCCTTTCTGCACACCAATAGCATTGTTTATTAATATCGTCTGTCAATTGATGGCATTCTATCAAAGGACTTACACCATGTTGGTATGTTAAATATGATTCGAAATCGTCTGGGAATAAAACTTTATCTCCTTCACAACTACGAGTTGTTTCTAATAATTCTTCCCAACCACGACGGTAATACTGACCCATTATAAATTCTTTTGAAATAAGTTTCCAAGGAGCGACAATTATCGGATCTCTGTCAGAATCTGCTGGATTAAATTGCGGACATACTCCTTCTTCTATTACTTTTTCTTCGTCCCATCTTCTATCTGCTGGTCCTTTGTGATGGGGAACACTATCAACAACAGGATTATTTGTGATGAATGTGTACACTGCATCTAAATTATAAGTATATGCAGCGAACCTGTTGAAACTTTGTGTACATATTCTATCACCGGACGTATTAATTTGTTCAATTATTCCAATTACACCATCTTCAATCTCAGGCGGAATAAAATTCTGTACTCGTTGCATTTTCACATCAGGAAACATACTTTTAATTTTTTCGTATACTTCGATACTAATCGGAGCTGCCCAAGGTCTATTGTTCCAAACTCTTACATTTGTTAAGAACACAACTTCGGTATTGTTTCCGTGTTTTTCAATTAATTCGCATAATATACTTGTTCCAACTGCGCTGTCTGCACCACCACTAACATTTACTCCTACTCTTTTCCAAGTTGTATCGTATGGGTATAGTGCTTCGTCGACTTGATGTAATACAGCTGGATCTATATTATATATTTCATAACTTTTATTACTTAAACTGACATCAAATGTCATCGAAAATTCCTTTCATTTCTTTAAATACTGAGCTAAAACTATTGTTTCGCTGTCTGTCGCACAAACTTAAATATTCTTTAAGTTCAGGCAAACGAATGCTCCAATCCTCTGATTCCATAAATTGCAACATACCCTCTAGTCTGCTTATACCATAACTGGCACTTCTCCATGTATCGTAATCAACTTTACCTTTATGCCAACTCGGAATACCTTTTTCCCAGTTAGCTTCCCACCACGGATAAAATTCTTCGTACTTACGACGGCATTCTTCTTTGAACCAATTTGGTAGCACTTTTACATTTAGGTGCGGTGGATGATATACAAAGTGATAGTTGATCCCACCTGCACCAAATGGCCACATGTTGATTTTGTTAAAGTTTTGTTCTAGTTTCCATTTGATAAAATCTGGCAGATAATATATATTAAGTGCTTGTACTGCACAAGCAACTGTAATTTCTACATTGTTACTAGTTTCTTTATCAAGTATATGGAATACTTCTTCAGTACGTTTCCATTCACTAGGATAACGAATATAACTATTCATTTCGTGTATGCTGTCTACGCTATAATGAAAACGTACTAGTTTAAATTCTTTCCACAAATCAAATAAATCGTCTCTCCACTCTACACCATTTGAGTTATAACGTAACTCTAACTTGTGTGCAATGCCTTGACGTATTGCTTCTTCAAGTATTTCATAATGCTCCTCAATAATAAGACTTTCGCCACCGGCAAAATAAATTTGCTGCATGTTAGGCATTTGTTCATAAAATTGCTGCCAAAATACAGGATTTTGTTTGTGCCAATTATAGCTGCTACCATTGGTAGACCCTTTGTCGCCCCACTGCATTGTTTCTTTAAGTGATTCATTTTTTACTTCTGGAAACATTGCTTTCCAATCTTTAATCCATCCACTCGAATCGTGCGGGCTACACATAACACAAGCAAGTTGACATTTAGTGCCAAACCGCAAATCAATGTATGCTAATTGTGGCGGTACTTCACCGTCTTCTGTTGTGTTAGCAATTAAGTCATCAACATTAACACGCTGACTCCAATAATTTGTCTCCCACATACGTTTGCTATTATGTCCTGCCGCTTCTTCTTTAAAGCATTTTGTACAACTAGGCGGAATTTCGCCGTTCATCATTTGCTTACGTACATTTTTCATATACTTACTGTTCCAAGCAGTTTGGAAATCGGTAACATTTAAATTATTAGGACGGCCTTCGTCGTCTTTTAATATACCTACCATGCCGCCATGTTCTTTATCATTTGTAGGACCCACGCTACTAGCGTTAGCCGTACAACATACTCTCATTGATCCGTCTGGTCTTGTACTAAGGTGTACCCACGGTAATATACAAAATGTATCACTGGGTTTATTCATTTAATAACCTCATAAAAGTCTTTCATAATATTTTCTATATTTTGGTTTCGGTGTTTATCAAGTTGCTGTGTATATTTTTTACATTTTTCTCTATAAACATCTATATCTTTAGCTTTACTTTCTGTAAACCAATACTGCAATTTTCCACTTTCGTCATAACCAACAGATTCAGTATAAAGTGCAATATTAACAATTCTACGGCGTAAGGTATCTAGTATTTTCCAATAATTTTGAACTTCTTGCGGATATGATGTGATGTCAGCAAGTATGTTATCTAAATACTCGATAGTAGGAACATATGTATTCCAATACCATTTTTCTTTTCCGTATGTATTTAACAGTTTAACACTAAGGTAATTTGGATCATAAAGTAAATCTAAACTTAGTAAAAAGTTTTCACCTTTTTCAGTTTTAATCCATTTTTTTACATACCATTCAATTAAATTTCTAAGATTAAATATATTATAAATTTGTATAACTGGTGTTAAATTTAATTTAAGATCATCTATTAATAATAATTTATCTATATTTTTATTAATTGTTTTCCAATCACTGGGATGTCTGATATAATCATTGAATTCTTCTATACCATCTATACTTCCGTTTATTACTACACTTTTGAAACTTTTAAATGATTCTATTAGCCTTTGTTGAATATTAGTTAAGTTACTTGTTATCTTTAATCTTATATTTTTACTGTATCCTTTTTCAACTAGTTTATCTAATAGGTTGTACATATCTTCGTGTAAAGTTGGTTCTCCTCCGACAAACGTAATTTCTTCAATATGCAAAATTTGCTCGTCGATACTTTTCCATAATTTTTGTGTATTCCACTCATCAACATTGTAATGTTTATAATGTGTTGGTAATCCTTGTTTGTTAAATTGTTGTTGTTCTTTAACAATTTGACTACTAAAATGTGGCCAACACATTCTGCATTTCAAATTACACAAATTACTGAGTCTGATATCAAAATATTTAATAGTAGGATCAGTTACAACACTGTTTATAGAATCTTTTAACTTTGTTTTCTCAACATGCAGCCATTTTTGATTTTCTTTTCTGCGTTTACTAGGAAGTTCGTCTTTTGTATCTTTATTCCATGCACTATAAAATGTTTCTTCTTCTTTAAAACAAATCGAACATTCCTCTAATTTTTCATCTTTTAAAATTCTACTGCGTAGTTCTCGATAGTGATTGCTATTCCATATTTCATCTATACTATGCGTATTAACATTATAAGGAACGCCGTTATTATCACGTATAACGTCATGTTTAGATACTTTACAGCATAAACGACATTGTCCTTCTGTAGTAGTTGCAAAATGTATAAAGGGAAGAATACAAAAATTTTTAAGTGTCATACTTGTATTTATTAACTACGTATATAAATAATATTATGAAACATAAAACCTATTGTACTTTTCCATTTGACAGTATTGCTCCTAAAAGCTGGAAAAACGGTAGACCGCATCGTGTTACGCCTTGTTGTAATATGAAAAATGATACAGACGATCCTATGAATGTAAAGCCTTTAATCGATAAAGGAGCAAGTTTAACAGAAATTTTTAATTCAGATCAATTTACTAAATTAAGAAACGATTTGCTGACTGGTGTTAAAAATCCTGCTTGCGAATACTGTTGGAGGTTAGAAGAAAGCACAGGATCTAGTCCCAGACTTACATCAATTGAAGATTTAACAGAAGTTAAATTATTGCCTCAACTTTCTAAGTTAGATACAATGGTAGACGAATCTTGTAACCTTCGCTGTCGTATGTGTGCGCCAAGTGTTAGCAATAGTTTACGTCAAGACTATAATCGTATAGTCGAACTAGACTTACCATTACCGGAATATTATAACGCAAAGCAAGAAGAAAGTCAACAAGATCCATTGGGAAATAAAAGTTTCTTTGCAATAGGTGAAAAATATCAACAAGAAATTATAGACCTTGCACAACAACTAAACGAATTAAAATTTACCGGAGGCGAGCCGACTACTAGCAGTGTGTTCTGGAACATAGTAGATTCGATTGACAACAAAAGTAAAATTAAACTACACTTAACAACAAATGGTACTAAATTTAACAATCGTTTTTTGGAAACTGCAGCACAGTTCGGTTCTCGTCATTTTACTTTAAGTGTTGATGCTACTCGTAGTACATATGAATATATTCGATATCCATTTAGTTGGAGACAATTAGAAAAAAATATAGAACACCTGTGCGATACTCAAGATCCTAACACAACAGAAATACATATGTGTTCTGTACTTACTGTTTATAATATGATTAATATAAGAAATTTAGTAGACTGGATACATCAACACAACTGGTATAATGAACACAAAATTACATGGAAATGTATTCCGGACCCACACCCATATAATAGTTGCTTAGACGTAAAATGGGCTGATCCCGAATTAATTGAAATTGCCTGGATGAATATGAGTGTAGCACTAGAAGATGCAACAGAATACACTCGCCCTGCACTACAAAAAACCTGCAACTATCTTACTAACTGTATGAAAGCTGTACATGACGTAGAACTTGTAAATCAAAAACGCCAACAGCTAAAGCGTGATACACTAACACTCGACATTGTACGTGAACAAAACTACGAAGAAATATTGTATCCGCAGATAGCAGACTTTATCTCAAATATTCGAATGACGGATGAACCGCCCAAGCGTTAATGTTACGTGAACGACTAACCGCTTCCATATATTCTATTAAAGTATGATGATGATCTTCATTGTAAACAGCACGACTTGCCATATTTTCTAATTCTTGGAAACGATCAGTTAAATTAGTCCAAAGTGATTTACATGCATCAAGTTGATGTAATGTATAATCAATTGCAACAGGTGGCATAGCATGTAAACTAAAGTGCTTAGGTTTTGTACATTCGTTAAAAACTATTTTTGTACGTGGCACACGTTCTCTAAATTCTGAGAACCATTCTGCCCAACTGCGAACTGTTAATATGTTAAACGGTTGTACAACAATGTTTACATTCATATCATCGCACAACTGTTCTTCTATTGCAGTATCTATGTTGTCTTTTATTGCACGCCAATCTGCAGGATAACGTATAAACTCTAGTATAGATCCAGTAGCATCTAAACTAAGTGTTATACACATACGCTTAAATCTCGGTTTATACTTGCGCAAAAACGGCAGCATACGAGTTGCATTTGTTGTAACCCAAAGTTCAGTGTCTGCTGTATTTGTTAAACTGTCTAAAAATTCTATACACTTTGGATCAATTGTAGGCTCGCCGCCTGCTACTTTTAATACTCGTAAATTAGATAAGTCTACTGGAACATTTACTGTTGTGTTTTCAAACTCACGTGGCACATCTTTAAAGAACTTTTCCATCTCAGGATTGCTGCGAACATAACTTTCGATTTTACTACTATCCAATGGGCTGCACATATTACACTGTAAGTTACAATAATTGCTTGTACGTACATCTGCATACACAATACCTGTGCTACCGTAGTTTTTTCTATATTGATCAAACTTTTCTCTAAGTGTAGTTTTATGTAAACTTTGCTCTTGACATATACTACAGTTTGGTATATAGTCATCACTGCTAGCTATTTGTTCAGCAGGTATGCTAGGATCATAATCTTTAGGTGCCCAAGTTTGTTGATACTGACAACAGGGTGAGATGCGGTCTTGATTAGTTCTATAGAATATGCCTATGTCCGGAGCACTGCATTTCATATTAATTCCTTAGGTATTAAAAATTCTTGTTCGACCCAGTCTGCAACTAGTTCACTTCCTTCAACTCCGAGATGTCCAAAATCGTCTATTTGTAATTCTTCGAATCTGTCGATTAAATCCTCTATACAAGGATAGTTTATAGGATCTTCACTGCGCCATTTAAATCCAAAATCAACTTTACTGTGTAGATTTTCTACTACACTTTCATAGTTGATATAATGAAACTCATTTGGAATTTGGGTAAAATATTCTCTTATGAAAGGAACTTTGGGTTTACTATTTCCAGGCCATCCAAATCTCGGAGTACCTAGCCAGCCGCTACTAGAAAAATCGCATAACAATTCTAATTCATTACTATTCCAGAATGTATAATTATCACTACGAGATACTAAACAATGGTTTATTTCATCCCATGCGTTCTCTGGCGGCCACAGTGTTAGTCGAACAGGACTAGTATACTGTATTATACAATAATCGTACAATTCGTTTATTGTGGCGCATTGATACATGAAGCTACTCCACTGTATACTACTACCCCCTTTGCTAAGATCTAAGAAATTTAAATGAGGATGTCTTTGACTGAGTATCCAACTCCAGCTATTCTCATAAGGTTGTGTATGTCCTTGGGTGAAACTACATCCCAGTGTTAGAATTGTCGGCATATGTTATCTCATTGTGATAAGCACGATTTTTAGCACAAGTACGTATGCAACGGCTTATGTGTAAATTGTGTCTTGGATCAAAACTATCTGCTAGTGTTTGTTGATAATAGTCAGTATTTAATATGTCTTCGATACTGTGCTGATTTAAATTATTCCAGTCATTTGGAAATACACTATATTTGTCTAATATATTATCTTTATTTTTAAATGCACTATCCCACAAAAAACAACAAGGCCACAGTGTACTATTCGCTGTTACAAAAATTTCCTTATCATGATAAAATTTACAACTAATACTATCAACAATTTCTTCGATTTGTGCTTGACTTTTATTTTCTTGTTGTATAAATTTATCTAACTCTTTTACAACTTCTATTTTACTATGTGCTTTCGCTCCAGTTGTAGTAATAACTTTTTCTTCTGTTACAACTTTTTTCTGTTCATGATCTTTCTTTTTAATTTTTGCGACCCAATCATGAAATGTATTACGCATTCCTGTCCGAGTAGCAAATCTAAAGTCTAGTTCTTCTGCACGTTTCCGTGCTGTTTCCAATTCATGTTCATTATGATCAAATACAATATAAATCCAGCTAGCTTCTGCACGTGAACCTGTGCTATGTCCGCCGTCACTGTATGCTTGCATGTTTCTGTCAATTACATCATACACTGTGTTTACACGATAGATATGGTTTGTTTCTCTATGGCCGTCTACACAAAAATGAACCTTTAACTGATCTTTATCATGTTCTCCACTTAGTCTACCGAGTTCATGCCACCAGTCTGCACTATTACGACCGCCATTGGTACTATAGTGTACACGACCGCCGTGTTCTAATAACCATTTAGTTATTTCCATACAATCTGGATTTACAATAGGGTCTCCCAACACACCGCATAATTTAAATATCTTGTTTTCAATATGTCTATGATCTGGAAACCAAGTTTTAATTTGTTCTATTGTTAAGTTTTTAGGCTTTATTAGATCTATGTTTTGTGTTCTTGCACACCCAGGACAGGCTGCATTGCAGTCACTTGATATTTCAAGTTCTACTCTTTCGATTTTATCTATATTCATATTAAATACTCTGTTAATGATAAATATATTTATGCAATACGATAACGAAGAAAATAAAGGTATGACGGGACAGGAACGTCACGATTACTTAACAAATAAGTATGGCAAGAATTTTTGTTCTAGTCCTTGGAATAGTTTTCACGAAGGCCCACAGGGATTGGTAAGCACTTGTTGTAAGACCAGAGTTCCGATTGGATGGTCAAATAAACAATCATTTGAAGAAATGTATAATAGCGACCATGCAAAGGACACAAGAGCTAAATTTCTCAGAGGCGAAAAGCCAGCACAGTGTAGGGGATGCTGGGTACAAGAAGTAAACGGAGATGTAGCATTTAGTAGATTAATGGGAAATGCTAATACTAATCTCGACGAAATAGAAAGTTTGGTTGCGGCTACAGATGAAGACGGCACATTACACGAGCATAAGCCGTATTGGTTAGACTTTTTGTGGACAAACAAATGTAACTTTGCGTGTTTAGGATGCACACCTGAACTTAGTACTACTATTAACAATAATTTTAAAAAAGAATTTTCAATTCTTAATAGAAACGAATCTGAGTATTTCCCTCATATGAATGAATGGCAAAATAGCGGGGCAAATAAAGTACAGTACGTATTAGATCACGCTGACACTATACGAAATATTCACTTAAACGGAGGTGAGCCTTGGTTAAGTGAAGAAACATATGAATTACTTGAAGAATTACTTAAACGTGGATTACATAAAAAGATTTATATATGGAGCCATACAAACGGAAGTATTACTAAAGGATACAAAGGTGTTGACATAGTAAACGATTATCTTGTTCATTGGGGACATCATAATATGGCAAAAGTTATCATGAGTAGCGACGGCTACGGGCAAAGGGGTGAATATATACGATGGGGATATAAAGACAAAAAGTGGCTTGAAACATATCACAAGGTGCGTGATGCAAAACTAGTATTAAATATTCAAACATGTTGGAATGTATATAATGCTCTTACAATTGCAGATATAGGAGAATGGTACATTGATAATTGCCCACCTGACTCTACACCTGGAATGCAACAAATAGTAGATGGATCATTAACAATATGGGATAATCAAACAACATCTCCTAATATGTTACACTATATGCCTGAACTAGTAGAACAAGCAAAAAACCAATTAATAAAAGCGAAAAACAGTGGAAAGCATCCGAAAAGTTGGAACTTATATTTAGATAGGTGGATTAATTGGTTTAATAAAGAAGATCCTAAACATACAGAAGATATGGGAAATCTTAAAGCATGGTATGACGGAAATAACGCATTAGATGCAAAAAGAGGAACAAATTTTATAAACACATTCCCAGAACTTGCTCCTCTTTATGAAAAAGCACAAACTATTAGTTAAACTGCTCTGCAAACGGGTCGAATTCTGTACCACATTTCATAGCACATACACCTAACTTACCATTTGCTAAACTTTCTTTTGTCCAACTTTCTTCGATGCTCTGTAATATACCACTTCCAAACACATCTTTTAATCCGTGCTCTAGTGCACTTATTCCTAGTGTACCTCCTGCACGATCAATATGATCCCATATTTGTTCTATACGATAGTCTTTATGCCACCATTTGTACATACGTCCAGCAGTCCAACAGCAAGGCATTAGCAATCCTTCTGCTGTAATAAAGATGTTTTTTTCTTCTGCTACTTTACACTTAATACTGCAACTATCGTAATAGTCTTTCATACTACCATATGACTTTTCGATTTCTTTTTGTTTTAATAGTGCCAAATTTTGATTTTCAGTCTTAGTCGGCTTAGCAATAGCTTGTGTTTGTTCGCCTTTACGATTACGTGCTTGATGTACATCTTTTTGCTTGCTACTTGCTGTAAAGAAACGTGCACTTTTTTTCTTCTGAAAACGTTCGACACCCCATTCATTTGCAAGTGCTTCTGCTTCTTCGACCTGATGCTCATTATGTCCAAATATAATATAATCCCATCGTGCTCGGCCGCCTGCATCAATGAACGCTCGCATGTTACGTTCTACGTTAGCCCAGACAACATTCTGCCTGTATAGATGATTAGTGTCACTAAGACCATCCACACTAAAAATAACAGTGCCCATTCTACCAAAGACTTGGGCCAATTCACGCCACCACGTTTCATCTTTTGCTCCTGCATTTGTATTCATACTCAACCACATATTAGGGTTGTGTTCTCTAAAATAACGGAATACTTCTAGTGTATCTCGTGCAACAATAGGATCACCTAAGTTACCGCACATATACATTGTTTTTAATTGTTTTATAAATTCCGGCTGAAAAATATTCATACAATCTTCTAAACTGAGTTCAGCATTTGTAATATGACGGTTGTCTACACCACCGTTTTCATTTCTGTCGCACATAGGACACGCTGCTTGACAACGCTGTGTAATTTCCAAATGTACCATTTCTATATCATGATAACTATACATGTAAAATTTTCTCTATTCTGGGTAGTAAAAAGTTGTTTAGTAATATGTTGTTGCCTTCAATATCAAAATGATACCCATCATCAATGCAATAGTTTAAAAAATCAGTCATGTCTTCACTTAAAATAAAATCTAAGTATTTTCGATTTTTATTTGTATCGCTTTCTGTTTGACCTCGATGATTAACATGTCTATATGCAATGTAAGGAATTTCATTTTCTTTGCATAAATCGACCATTTCTTGTTCCATCATTCTAGAAAACTCCATTGACAACGGACCACATGTAGATAAACCATGCAACATATTTTGTATATATGCAGATTTTATTCGACTTGAAGAATCTTTTAAAGATAATAGTGCTGCATTGAGATGAATAACCCCCATGGAATTAAAATTATAAGTATCATAGTCGCTTTGAGAATCGTCAAAATCGTATTCATAATAATTTTCAGTCTGACAATACCCACCTTGTTTAAGATTGTTGTTCAAATTAAATCGATAATTTTCTTCGTCTTTAATAAATGTTTGTCTCATTGATGTTGTGAATTGTAATATGATAAGTTTAAGATCTGTTTTATCTTTAAGTAATTCATGTTTGAGTTGATATAGTTGATTTTCTAAGCTACTACAATACTGAGATAAGTTATCAACTGAAAACGGCTTTTCAGCTTCATTTAATTTTATTTGCAACATTTCAGGCCAACTAATATAAATATCGTCATCTGTACGACTAAATGCTTTGCTAAAACTACATCCTAATACTATTATTTTATTCATTTAAAATCAACTCGACGTCCATTCCAGGTCCTGTTTTACTAGGTAAATCGCCGTACTCGTCGACATACCATTCAATAACTGCTTTGTACCATAAATGACTATTATGATGTGCAAGTTTGTTAAACTTGTAGATGTTATTATTTGTCGCTTGCATTGCACTTAATGCACGTGCACTTTCTTTTTGTAATTCTCTTACTGTAAAATCGTCTAAATTCATTTTCTTCCAATCAACATAAATCTGTTATATAAAAACGTATCCAATGTACCTTTATAATATACTTCGCTCATTGGATATTTTTTTAGTGCAGCGTTTTCATCTTCAACGCAATTTATATGTTGTTCATTATCGAAATAATCATTTGTTTGTAAACAAATTAATTTACCATCTGGTATATTATGAAACCATGTTTCGTCCATGTGCTCACAACTGGTATTAATGATTAAATCTGTATTAATTTCTTCAGAAACATGACGACCAAAATCATTTAGTACCTGATGATATACACTATCTCCGTGCCATTTTAATTCGCCAACATCTTTGATAACAGTTTTGAATTTCCATGAATCGATTACTTCTTTATAATTAAATGTATCAGCGATGCCTGCTGCTACTTTGTCAAGTTCATAATTTCGATATCTTTTTATGTTGAACTCTCTATTTAACAATTGATATATTGTTCCGTACCAGCCGCCATAATGTGCTACTTCATCAAAATTATTTGCAATTTTTTTAAGCTCATCTATCATCCAAAATTTGCTCATCATTTGTCCACGACTAAAATGATCATTGAAATTAAATAACGCATGATAAGTTATTGCAGTTGCACTTATTCTTTTTAAATATTCGTCGTTAATACTATGTGAAATATATTTCATCACTTTACGATTATTTAAATATTCATATGATACATGATAACTAAAAATTGTATTAAGAAATTCGTGCGTTTCTTCTACATATCCTCTTTGAATTTCATGCAATACTAAATTACGAAGTTTATGTATAGATCCACGTACTATACATTCTTTTATGTCATGAAAAAGAGGAGATAGATCAGGCTGATATCTATCAATATACATTTCGATACCGTTAAGCCATAAAAAATCATCATTTGTTTGATTCATTAAATTGTTCCTCTAACCAATCAAAATCATTTATGTATCCTAATACTTTTGGATTATTTTTGTATACAGTTCCAAAATCTCTTCCTTGCTGCGCACCCATGATGGCATATTTTCCATACTCACGCTTTTCACCTCGACTACACCATATATCCAGTCTGTACTCATTATCTCTGTTGTCACCGTTAGGAATAATAGCACTCGCAAGTTTAGTACATTCTCTAAATGCACTTTTCCAAGTATCAAAAGGATTTGTATTAAATGCCGTTACATTTGATATTTGAAACTTAGGAACAAATGTACATCCAAGTGTAGTTGTCATATCTACATTCCAGTGTTTAGCATCTAACAGTGCTTTACGTGGAAATAGCTTTGCTCCTCCATATCCATACAATAAATCGTTAACAGGATTACGACTACGCCAAACATACACACAGTCTGTTTGTGGGATACTTCCATATTCGAACTTAGAGCTGTTAGGTCTAAATTTAAAGCTAAATTCTTCTTCCATAACAGCATCAGCATCAATTACATAAAAATGACTGGTCTCTGCTATTTCAGCTGCAGCTTTGTGTGCTTCAAAAATACCTTTAACACCTTGTACACGCTTTGCGTGAGGTGCAAACATTTGTAGTATTTCAAAATTTTCATCAGCAGTTTCTTCATGATAGCTGATTTGTATTACATCTAACAATGTATTCTCCATTGATTCTTTATTATATTTTATTTTTTTAAAAAAGTCAAACATAAATTTTTTTTACTCATATATAAAAGGATCTTGCTTTCGCAGTTCTTCTAATCTTTTTTTCAATCGTTTGCGTTCTTGATAACGAGTGTAGGGAGATATTATCCATCTCCAGATTCTGGTAAACATATTTTAACTCCGTATTTTTCTGTCCATCGAGTTGCATCTTCTCTAGTATTAACTAAAGGTTCGCCTTTGATGTTTAAACTAGTATTTAACAGCACAGGGCAGCCTGTTTCCGCATGCCAGCGTTCTAGCAGTTTTCTAAAGCCCATGCTTTGATCAATAGGAACTGTCTGAACCCTAGAGCTGCCGTCCCTGTGTACGATAGCTGGTAATCCAGAATTTGTGCAAGTCGATGTGTATTGCATAAAAGGTCCAGTTCTTCCTTCGAAATAATCTTTGGCATACTCGGCGAGGATCGCTGGAGCAAAGGGTCTGAAAAGCTCTCTGTGTTTGATGTCGTTGACTCTGTCTTTGATCTCTGGTCTTCTTGGGTCTGCGAGTAAACTCCTGTTACCAAGAGCACGAGGACCAAACTCAGCACGACCAGCGGCAACACCCACAATACCCGTTGTAAGTAATTCTTGTAATAGTTGCTCAACTGGATAGTCTCCTTCTATATTGTGTCCTGTATAGGCATTTGGAAACTCCATAAATTCTTGTTTATGAGCAAGTATACAACCTATTGCACTACCTGCATCTCCAGGATTTGGCATTATCCATACCTCTTTAAAGTACTTATATGCGATACTGTTAGCAACACAATTAAGTGCACATCCTCCCATTAATACTAGGTTTTTACTGTCTACTAGTTCTGCAGTTGCTTTTACAAACTGTTCAAATATTTCTTCATATATACGTTGGGTGGCTGCAGCAATGTCAGCATAGTCTTGTATAGTATTCAAATCAGTACGCCAATCTAAACATCCTCTGTGACAGTTACGTTTGAATAATACACGTGGATCTTTTGCACTAGGCATTTTTTTAATAAAGTCTTGTTTAACAAGATCATAATACTTATCTGCATCGCCTATTGCAGCCATACCCATGAGGATGTATTCGTGTTCTTGTGGCTTTAGTCCAATACGCTGTGTCATAGCACTATACCATATACCCACACTATGTGGATAACGCTGGCTCCAACGCTTTCGTAGTTTAGTACCTTTACCTTCCCAGATACTAACTGTATCCCATTCGCCTATACTATCAAGTACAAGTACTGCAGCGTGTGCATGATCAAAAGGATTAGTATAGTATCCAGCGGCAGCATGACTTAAATGATGACTAGTTGTAGTACAACGAGGTGCATCTTTGTAGAATTTACGCATATATGTAGTAGGAGATTCCTTACCAAGTAATGTGTATTGTCCTGCGTATAGTTGTCTTGTCTTTTTAAGCCAAGGTTTTTCGTAAAAGTATATACGATCTGGCTTACCGTATTCAAGTGCTTCTGTAATCAAGTCTGGATGTAAGTTTTTATCGTTTTTAATACGACTATAGCGTTCACTGTGTGCAGCAAACTCTAATCCACTGTCGTTAAAAACTGCAAGGCTAGCATCATGTGCCATTCCTGTCCAGCCCCAAGTAATCATTTTTTATCTCCACATATTCCATATATACCTGTTGTATCTTTTGGTAAAGGTATATCTTCTAAGTCTAACCAAACTGCTCGTTTATGACGAGGAAAGACGCCTGGGTAACACCATATGTGTCCATCATTGGTTAGCGTAACTTTATCCGTATCATGCCAAAAGCAACGAGTACGCATATCTAATAGTATTTGTAGTGCGTCTAGATCTTTTGCATGGCACCATACACCTGACTGTTGTAAAAAGTTTGTATCAGCAACTTGCAGTGGTTCGTCATGTCCTAAGTATAGTATTCCACGATGTGCACGTACATCTAATTCAACGTCATACCCTTTATCATAGTATGCAAACTCTACGTAGTCTTTGGTGTTCTCCCATGTAGTTTGTACACCGTTGTAATTGCCTCTGTGTGCTATGAATTTAACCATAACTCTAAATCCTCTGGTGTTCCAACTCCATACATCCGATCAATAGGAACCCGTACTACACGCCCGCCAGAAGCAATAGTTTGGTTGTATGTTGGCGCAAGGTAAAACTCGCCATTTACACGTTCGTTGTTTGCGATCATTCTGTTAGCACTGTTTTTAAACGTAATCCAATGGCTCCAGTAGTAGTGTCCACTTGTACCATATGTACTAATAGGATTCTTTTCTGCTACTTCTACAACTATGTCATTTTCTGTTCTAGCATAACTCCATTTAGGATCACGCTCTGGACAATCAAAGGTCATAATAACTCCGTCATTGTCCATTTGTTCTAAAAATAAATCACTATCCCAATCAATAAACTGATCACAGTTTGTAACAAACATAGCATCTTCTGGGTTCATGTAAGGGTCTGCAGCAAGTACACTACATGCTGCACCTTCTGTTAGTGCATCAAGTTCAATAACATGTGCACGTGGATAATAGTCACGTATTCCATCTGCTATATTGTGTTCTTTACGAGTAATGAAGATATGATTGTCAAATCCTAAGTCAACACTTTCTACTGCTCGCACAAACATAGGTTTCCCACGTACATCTATTAACGGTTTCGGAACAGTATAACCTTGTTCACGAAAGCGACTACCTTCGCCTGCCATTGGCATGATTAAATTAAAATACATTTTTTACCAATCTTTAATAATACTTTCAAGTTCTGGTGCAGCGATTAATAAACTATTCTGTCTAATACGGTCTAGTGTATTAGTAAAATTAATAGCCCGCTTGCGATATTTTTCCAATTGATTTTGATCGTAAGTTTCACTAGTCATATGATATTTTAAAAATTTCCATGTAGAAAATCGACTATCATCTTTAATTCTATTATCCACTAATTCAATTATTTTTTCACGTATATCCATTGGTAGTAAATTAATCTCTACATTATGATCAAATCTAGCAGGATTTAAAGCAACATGATTTATATCAAACTGTTCTACCCAGTCTATCAGATCTATTAGACCGCCAATGGTATACCAACTCTGTGTACTATTTAATCCTAGTACTATGTTATCTAATCCACTGGTAGATAATTTTTTAAAATTGTCATCAATAGTTTTCCAGTCTGTTCCAAATCTTGCATATTCTGCTCTTTTACCAACAGCGTCTATACTAGCACCAATGTGTACTTTTTTAAAGTGTTTCCACAAATCAATAATATTTTTTCCAAAATGATTAAGTTTAAGCATATTGGTATTATAAGTTAGTACGACATTAGTATTATTGTTTTCAATTAAATATTCTAATATATCCCAATGTAATTTACTGATTAGAGGCTCGCCTCCTGCAAAATACATAGTAGCTAGTTGATTATCTAATTTTGGAATAATATAAGACCTTAAATGTTGATCGGGTGCGGCTGCCTGTACTGCTTGTGTTCCTTTTGGTCTAAATGTATATCCATCTACTTTGCTGTAATTTTTTATAGCTTCTTGATTTATAAGGCTGCTGTATCCAGGATCACACATAATACATTTCATATTACATAAATTTGTATCACGGATGTCCCACAAACTAATAAAATTATCTGACAACTCACCGGTATCAATAATTGAAATTTGATCCCAAATGTAAGAGTAACCGTTATTACCTATTTGTCTCATACTACGCTTGCCTATCTTTTCGTCTTCCCAGCATCTATTACATACTGGGTTTTCTATTCCAGATAACAAATCTTGTCTTAATTGTTTCCAATTTTTATTGTTACGACTATAATCAATATCTTCTACTGTGCTGTCTCCCATGCTATCTACTAGGCAACAAGGCGTAACTTTACCATTGGGCTGAATATGGCATCCTCTCCATGCGTATATACATTTTTTATCTGTCATTTTAAATATTCATTAATTACCGGGATAAAAATATCATCAGCAATTTCTCTCCATTTTTCTTGTATTAAATGTGTGCCGTCTGGATAATATAACTTATTTTTTACATGGTATCCTCGATCTTCTCCAATTGATCGTATACTCTTGTCTGATATTAAATTTAATTTGCTGGCAACATCATTCGTTAGAGATTTGCTAAGTGAATTAATAGCATCCATTGTCCAGCAAATCGGAATAATATCCTGTTGTTTTAAAAATTCACTAATTATGTGTATCTTAACAGTTGTATTATATAGTACATGCATATAGTCAAAGTTTAAATGAAAATTTAGAAAATTAACATACTGGTGGGGTGAGATAGGTTCAGTTGCATTTTTATTTATTTTTATATATTTTTTATCCTGTTTAATAGTTTCTGGTGTTGATTGTTTCAATAAATCACCGGCCGTAATTCTCATCAAATGATAAACATATGTTTCTTCTTCATCAGATGGATGCTGCCAAAAGTTTGATTTAAGATAATCATGCTCAGAACTTCTTTTGTTTTCTATAGGATATTGAAATCTCCAAGATCCGGGTATTTCCAAAACCACCATGTCTGGTTTTGGATGATTATTTAAATAAGAATAAAGTCTAGGAAAATAAGTATCAATACCCATTGCTACTATACCTATGTTATCCACATGAGAAGATATACGTTCACCTATGTATTCAGACCAGGTTAGATCACTACTACGTACAGCTTGATATCCAGGGTGAGTATTAAATCTATCGTATGTGTGACTAGTTCCTAAAAATGTTATCCGGGCCACTGGTAATTTCCTTTATAGCATCTACTACTGTAGAAAACTGTTGTAACTTATGCCAATACTCTACTGATTTATCCTGCCATTGTGTTTGTGCAGAGAAATTTAATTTTCCGCTACACGCAAAATTAAGAAAATAATACTGATTGTCATCATGATTATTAAATAGATTTTTTAATAATTCTATTTCTTCTACCTTATCATTGTAGTCTGTACTATCAATACGAAACGAGGTCAGTAACTTATCAGCCGAGTCTATAGCTGTCATATCTGTTAGCGAGACATGCGGCATGTCATTATAATCATAGTACAACACTGGTATGGTATCTTTGTTGTAATATAATGATAACATTCTGCCGCCGCCTTGGATTAATCTGAGTTTTTGTTTGGCATGCGAATATGATATGCTAGGTCTATATATGATATTCGGCTCTTGTATTAGCCAGATCATATGACTAGCTCGCTCTTCAAAATAATACTTGTCAAATCTCAAGTGATTTGAAAGTTTATCATTTGATAGCTGACTATAAGCATGTACAGTTTCAAAATTACACTTCATAAAATTTTCAATACTATTATAAAAATCAATAGGAATATTATTCACTTTGCTTATATAATGTTCTTCGTAATAGTCTCTAAAGTCAGCAGTATAAATTTTACCACCGTTACGTGTGTGATTTTCAAACCAATCTTCTGCTATACTTCTGTCGAATTCAAACACTTAACAATGTGTCCTTTTTTTCTTTTTAATCATATATAAACGGATCTTTTTTCTTAAGGTCTTTGAGCTTACGTCGATAAGCGAGTTCCATTTTAATTTTATTATATATATTCTTTATTAATTTAATCATTTTTTGTATAATCCATATATAAATCCACTTGTAAACTCATATGATTCTAATCGTTGCATAGTACTATCATATGTGTTATCTGTATTTACACTTGACCAGATTAAGTCAGTTTGTGTTTGTTTAGCAATTTGTTTAAACTGTTGTAATGAAATTGTTGTTTCGTATGGATTATCGAATTGATCTCTGTACCAACTAGTCCGTTGCTGCTCATCGGTTATCCAAGGTGTCATTTTAGTGAATAGCTTATATCTTTTATTTTCTGGATATCTGTTAAAAAAATCAAACATAGCTTTTCTGCTTTGATCGTGATATAGTCCAATAAACGTATATTTATTGCTAGAATTAATTGCTAACGCTATCAGATCTTCTATATTGTTATTAGGTATATGATGCAAAACACCGATACTTACTACTGTATCAGCTGACTTTTTAGTTTGTATAATATTTTCCATGAAAAACTGGCTATTATGTCTCTGATGATTTTTGCTTGTATTAATATTTTCTTGTACAAAATCAATACCAGTTACTGAAACTTGTGGAAAATTTCTAGCAATACGATTGCTTAACCATCCTTGCCCAGATCCCATTTCTAAAACAGTTTTACTTTCTTGTATTGCTGATGTTAATTCTGGCCAAGGTGTATCTGATTTTTTTATTTGTGCCTCTATATACTGATATTGAGTTTTATTAAACGGTAAATGTTCGTAAAATTTTTTGACTACATTATCAAAAATCATTTGTATTACCTTTTTGTAAATTAATAAAATGCTGTGCTACATTTTCATGCCAACTTGGCCCAGGATGACTGTTATCGTTACCCAATGGATAGTTTGTAAATGGAAAATCCATCATATCAAGTTGATATAAAGTTACATTATGTAGACTACAGAAACTTTCTAATAATAATTTATTTTTTAAAAAATTATAATTATCATCTGCATTATTACTAAGCATTACAAAACTCCGATGCCAAATTGTATTTTGTGTTTCTTTTCTAGTAGGATTAAATCTAACAGGAGTAGAATCATCTAGTATATATTCACGTCTAACTTTCAAAGTCCATAAGACATATATAGATGATGGTCGATATTCATTGATGTATTCAATTGCTAGTCTTGCTATTCTATCATTACTACTTCCAGGTTGTCCTGCGTTATAAACACCTATTAGCTCAGGCCAAGATTCCGGGCCTTGTACTCCTTCGCCCCATGTTGCACTACAACCAAAAGCTGCTAACCCACCTTGAAGTTCAAGATTCCTAGACTGAAATGCTAGTTCATCTTTATTAGTATTTTTAAAAAACATTAGCTACCTTTCGAGTAATTCATTAATACGCTGCGCTACTAATTCGTTACCCAGTTTAGTTAAATGATTATGATGTCGATTGCCAGCATGTTTACAATATATATGACTTAAATCAATCATTTCTGGATACTTGTCAGCTATCGTATTAAAAAATGTTATGTGTATACTATTATTTACTCTCAAACAATCTTGTACTATTTTGTCGTACATGTATCTAAAATATTCATCGTCCCAGATAGTTTCCAATGTATCTATAAATTTTTGTTCTTTTTTATGATATATATCTTTAAACAAAATATCACAAAATACATGAGTGCGTAATAATCTACTAGATAACTCTTTATTATTGTCTTTAAGATATACCCTACTAGGGTGAGTATGACAAAAAATTACAGTATCATCAGATGAAATTGTTTTAAAATGTTGTTTGTATGTTTTAAGTATTCTGTATTCACTACTACCACGATAGCCGTGTGTTTGTGCGCCGATCAAATTAGGCCAACCACTGGACCAAGCACTAAAACTATCACCAAACACATAAATCATAATTTACTCCAAATATAATCTGCCCAAGGACCATGAACGTTGATATTATAATGCCCACTATCAATGTCACCGTTTGTATGCATTGCATACTTGTCATTACTATTAATGTTATTAGCAAATTCTTTAAATGTCATTGGATCTATTAATGTATTTTCAATCGACTGAAGTTTTACAGCATAAGGCAAATCGACTTGATCCATATTAGGCCAACTATCTATAAACATAAACTTCTTTCCAGGTAAGTTAGATACAATGCTTTGCATAGAATGCAAATTAATCAAATAATGTAATGCTTGATAATTTTTGGTTTCTACTATTGTTTTAAAATATTTTAATCCATATATAAAGTCACATTCTATCTCTTTGTTCAGACTGGTCATGTTACTATACTGTAGCATGTCTTTGTTATTATTTCTAGGATCGTCGTGCATACTTGCTGACATATTACTAGGTATTTGCACTATAACTATATCATCTGATTTAATTTGATCACGAATAAGCAGTAATTTCATAATTATATAACTCAATGATGCACCTGCCATAGCATGATTTACAAACTCGTATCCTTTTGTATGAGCAATTATTTTACTATAACTAGTATCAGAATTAAATCCAACGCTATGGCTTGCTCCCAGATTATATAATTTTTTCATTGAATATACCTTTTACACTAAATATGTATATGCTAAATAAAATAATTTCAATATTAACCTATCCAATAACTGTAGTTTCTAAATTACAACGTCACCGACGATTTAAAAAGAAAATAGCTGAGATAGAAAAAGAAGATCCGTTTATATACGATTAATTATTATTTACACTCATATTTCCATTTATACATTAACTGTGCCAACTCAAATTCTTCTTCCGTATCAATGTCAATATGCTCACTCATTGTACATGGAAAGTAATCAAAATTTCTGGGAATAGGATAACCATCAACTGCTTTAATATCTTTCAATGGTGCCAATATTCCTGCCCATGGTAATTGATATACTGGTTTAAGTTCTTGACTGTAAGCATGATAATGACCTGGCATAAAGTTAATGCCTATCTTATCGTGATTCATATAAAAATGCTTATGAGGATGTACCACTACTTGATTATTTCCGGTTTCCGTATAACGTTGGTACATCTCGTCATATCTATTAAATAGCGGAACCATAGTATTACTATAATTAACCAAGGTATCATCGCTCACTGGTAAACTTTCATATATATGCTTCATAACAATCGGCCATGGTGGTCCATTTTGTTCATCGCATAAATGCTCTTCACGTTGAATGTATGTAATATGATCTGTGTTTTTCACATCTGGATCATTTGTACTAACATATACATGATCGGCGCCGCTGCGAAGAAACTGTTCTAATTTAATATTCACTAGAGTTTTGCCATTATAAAATTCACGGTGATGTTTATTTGGACATCTACTACTGTACATCTTGTACATTGTCATTGCTACCCAGCTCATATTACTACTCGGCTCTTATAAGATTCTATTAATTTATTATGAAAATCTTTCCAGGTATAATCATAACATTTACTTATAGTAATATCACGATTTTCATCTACAAACCCAAGTTCATAAACATCATCATATTTGTGTATTAAAGAATCAATTTCTTGCCATGTAGAACCAAGATGTGTATTATTAGCTGGATCTAATTTAGCTAGTACACCTAGCCCTAGTGCTAGTGTTTTATCATTTGGATCGATACCGTTATCTATTAACCACTGTGTATATTCATCTGTTAGTCTAACACCGGGAAATTCATGTGGCGAGTGTCTTCCAAAATTTAAAATACACTCACCCAACATATATTGTATACCACTGATATTTTCATCGTGTATGACATCATCGCCGTCGATCTAAACTTCAATATGTTGTTTGCCTAACTGACTATAGTATGCAGTAATCATGCCCCATTGATGTTGTATATTCTCAAAGCAATCATAATGCTCTGACTGTAATTCATACCGAACTGCTTCTGGATAGTATGTACCATCCTCACGTGGTCCATTATAGTTTAGTAGTATACATTTTTCGCCGTTGCCCCGTAATATGTTGTTAACAGTTGCTTCTATTTCATGTAAAAGATTATTCAACTCCTGTACATAATATACTGCTTCTGGATGCTCGGGCTTAAAGTACCAATCACTGGTGTTTTCCACTTGTCCGATTAGTAACTCAAAATGATGATGTAACTCGTTCATCGCATTGCGATACCAATCCAAGTCTTGAAGATTTTCTTTACTATAGTGAATATCAATATAGGGGTAACCAAACGGATTGTAATAATAGTTTACTTTGCTAATTGCAGTATTCAGAAGTTCGCTTAATACATCTAAGTTTCTGCTGTAATCGGGTTGATCCCATTCAGTCTGCCAGGCATGAAAACAGAAAGTTTTATTCAGACGTTTACTATTAGACTTGTTGTTTTCAGATAAAAAGTTATCCTGCATGGTTTCCATCCAAAAGTTGCTAAGTGCATGTCCTGTTGGAGTAAAATAAAGAGTTATCTGATCCTCTAACTGATTAGTTTTTCGTAAAGTAACAAAAAATTCTTGAGTCATTATATATCCTCAATTTCTACACTAGATAATTTAAATTGTGTAACTAAGTTATAAAAATCATCTTCACCCCAATCATTATATTCATCTGAAATAACTCCTAAGATAGGATTTTTACAATACAAATGTTCAGGTGCTGTGTAGTCTACAAATTCTGATAGGTCATGCTTATCGATAAATTCTTTCAATGATTTAACATACATTTCGTGTCGATTTTGAAAATTTTTGTTTGTTTTTTCAAAAAAATTGCCTACATGATATGTTATCATTGTTTCGCCGCCGATATCAAGTTGAGGACGTAGCATGTTGTCACGAACTACAGATGGATCATCATCGTAAACACAATGCATCATATTTTTTCCTACAGTAGCATATCCTAACCACAACTGTGCTGGCTTCCAAATTGGTAATTCCACATCCCTGAAGTATTTTTCTCTAAGTTCGTTAGTAACAGGTTCTCTTAAATCTTTATCAAACAATCCAAAATTACAAACATGAAAATTGGAATAACTTTTATAATCTAAACTAGACGTCTTAATAGCAGATTCAAGTGCATGTATGTCATGATTGATCTTTTTAAAAGATTTTAAAACTTGATTAGTTTCATCTTCGCCATACTTTTGAGAAAAGGTAATATTGGAAGATGCATCTTCTAATGCTTCATGAAATCTTTCATGTAAATAATTTAAAACATCTTGTGTGATTTCTTCTAAAGTTTCAGGCCATTCGAGATTTGGATTCATTTTTCGAGCTATATTAACATTGTGTGTAATACGATTATATATTTCTTCCTTGTTCACTTTTGCAGGAAAACTAGTATGTTGACTATAATCTTGCGGTTCTGTAATATCTTGAGATAGTTTACGTTCTATTACTGTGCGCCATAAGCGTGTCAGTTCGTTATCATATATATCATATGAAATTGTTTGTGTCTCTTCAGAATCGGGTTTTTTCCAATGAAGTATATATTTAAACAATTTATTAACCTTTCTCATTACTTTCTTTTGTTGCAGCAAGATATTCTGCACTTTTTAAAATTCCTGTACTAAAATCAGTTTCATTTTTGTCTGCATCAAAATTCTTAGCATACTCTTGCATACACACATCATAAAATTCAGCATACTCAGGAAATGTTTTGTGAAAATCTTTACCGCGGCGCTCGCTGTATTGTTTCATAAAATATGCAAACTTGCTACGATTTCTTTGTATTTCTGGATTTGTAGTTAACCCATCTTCGCCAATTTGTTTTGCTTTAAGAATACAACCTATTACATTCCGTTTGAGTTTTAGACATTCATGATCATCAAATTTTTGTGTAATATACCATTCACCATGTCCGAGGTTATCATACATAAAATCTACAGCAGGTATTAGATATTTTTCAATCATTTCCTTAGTTAAAATATTTGCATCTAAGAACTGAGGGTGTCTCAAGTAAGGAATGTCAACAGCAATTCGATTGTGTAATCCAAGACTACGTTCTTTACGTTCAGCAAAAGATCTACTATCAGGAACACTACGATTATATCCTTCTTCTTCTAACCAATTAAAAAATCCTTGATAACTAAAACGCTTTTTTAATCCAAGAATCCATTCTAACAGTGACTTAAATGTACTAACACTTAGTACATTGAATGCACACATAAACACTACTTTTGTACCTTGTGTTTCATTTAAAAAACTCTCTATATTATTAACAAACAAATTCCAATCCATACCATCACGAATAAAATCATTCTGTGGTCCAGTTGCTTCTGCACTAGTGTATAACTCAAACTGTTTCACACATCTATTTTCTGTCAGAGTTTTGACTTTATCGATAAATTTGCTCCATAAATCTCCTGGAGGACATGCATTACTATTAATAGCAAAAATTAAATTTGGATTAGGGTTTTCTATTAGGAAATCTAAAACTTTAAATGTATCTTTGCTCATCAACGGTTCGCCGCCGGTGATACGAAAGGTATGCATTTTTTTAGATGCTTCTGGGAACCATTTCCAAAATGCTTCAATATATGGATTATGTTCGTTATTGTTATAATGCTCTTCTTCTTCATTAATAGGATTATAAATGTGATTAAACACATCGTATGGGCCTTTTTGTTTAACTTCTTGTGCCCATTTACTGCTAAATGGAGGACCGCAATATGCACAAGCAAAATTACATACACGACTAAAACTAACTTCTACATATGTAGGATCAAAATTTTCATCTCCTGTAGATTTTGAAATTATGTCATGATGTGGAGCACTAAATGACGGAATACTTTTCAATACACGATCACTAATTTCACCATTATCTTCTACACGCCAACAAAAATCACATTCAGAAGGACGTTCTCCATTGAGCATTTCCTTTCTGAGTTGTTTTTTATATTCAGTATTGTGTAAAGCACTTGGATTATCCTTTAGTTCTTCTAATGGAATTTTGTGTGCACCCGGATGGTGACAACTGTGTGTTAATCCATTGCCTAAATGCATAGTAACTTGTGTCCATTTAGCCAGACAGAATCCAGGACCTGTATTATTTAACAGATCACGCATTTGATTTCGATTATGTCCGGTGAGACCGTATTCGTCTTTTTTTGGACCTACCATATCCCATTCATAGTCATTGAGTTTGTTTTGTGTCATTTATCATTTTCCATATCTATAAGTTTTTAGTTATTTTTTATTCCAATGTATCAATTATTTGATCTTCTCTCATTTGAGGACCTGTTCTCGAAGGATTGCGATAAACTGTTTTCCAAAAACGTGAACCATCCACACCAATATCAGCAATTTCTAAATCTAATTTGCTACGTAGTTCACTACCAAGTTCTAGTGTATGTTCTTTTAAACGTACAGGATCCCAACTTACACCAGTACGTGGGCACAGTTCATTTCCGTCTTCAAATTGCGGAAATAATTCTGTATTAAAGTAATTACTTAGCCAATCAAAATCTCGTACATTACGCCAATCCCACTCATGACGTTTGATATTTGTCATATATGCACCGAGGCGTGCACCGTAGATAGCCCACAGTCCGTTTGTTGTATCTTCTCCGATTGTCATCCATACCATTAAACGTCTATAGTTTTCTCTAAAAATTTGTTTAAGTTTTTCAGGAGGGACAACATCGCCGTTTTCTAATCCCATCTTAACACCTTCACGAAAACCAGCACGCCATGCTTGTAGAGGACTACCATTATTGTGTACCCAAGAATACCAGTTATTCATTTGTACGTATTGTATGTTCCAACAAAAATCTACTTGTGCACGTTTATCACTCTCAGGTGCAGCTTCGTGTGTACGCATACGATTCACAACATCTACGGGCCACATCTTAATACCGCCGTTGCCATATATTAATCCGTTTACTATATTCTTAGCAGCAAAACTAATGACATGACTAGGAGCAATTCGATCCATATCTAACTCTACGTTAAAAAAGTCATCATTGACAATGTTATCGGCATCTACTGTAATGAAACGTTCTGTTTCACTTAGTGCTGCAGCGGCTTTGTGTGCTGCGTCACTACCCCATACGCCATGACTACGTTTAGCCCATGGACACTTTTCTAATAGATCTGCATAGTTTTCATCTGCATTAGGTTCGTCATAACTGATGTATACTATATCAAAATCATTAATACTTACCAGATTCGGCATATTCCAATCCTTCAAATTTAAAAGTAATATTTTTACCTTCGGGTCCTAATAATATTTTACAAGTTGTAGGATCAACTTTTGTTTTTACAATATATTCCTGATTATATCCGATACTAGAAAAAGGTATAGTAATGTTGTCTAGTAATATGTTTGGATTGTTTCCGGTCAAAAACATATTAATGTCTTTATATATTTTATGTTCGTGCGGGTTATTAAAGTTACTACGTATAATCCAACCTTGTGTACTTGGACTTACACTAAACGTTGTAAATTCTTCTGCTGTACTGTCTTTAACATAAGTGTGGAATCTTTTGTTATTTTGTGCTAGTCCATAATCTGCTGTAACATAGTTTTGTTTAATTTTTAACCCATAACTTTTAAAAATTCTACGAGTTAACACATCAATATCAGCAAGTGCTATTGTATTTCGTAAATTAGAAAAATCATATAATATGTATCCTTGTTGTATTAAATCTACCGGATCTATTTCTATAGTTTCTATTAATCTTATTGGGTTATTTTTTTCAACAATATAAAGTACAATTTTTTCGTAAGCATTATCTCGTTGAATTTTAACTTCACTAGAATTAACTTTTCCTGTTAGCTGATATATTAAATCTGTACTAACATTTACTTCAACCTTGTAGTCGGACAAATATAACACAACGTTAAGATCTTTATTTACCGTTGATTTAACTTTTGGTAGTTTACTTAAATAATTTTCTGCTTGTTTTATTCTGAGATAATTTTTCTTTTCGACAAGTTTAAATCCGTCTACTAGATCAGCAACAACATACTTTTTAGTATTTTTAACACCTTTCATAAGATCCATAACAACAGGATCTGTTGTTTTTAGATAAGGGTCGTGTAACTGTTCTCTAACTTTATTAGAGATGGCGGTAATCTCTCCCGACCATTCGTCAAAGTACACATAAAAGTTATGCGGCTTCGATGGCGCTTTGACTTGTTCTATTAAACTTATTTCTGAGCTCATCTAATATTTCTTCATTGATAAAATCTTCATCTCTGTAATGAACGATTCCGCTTCTTATTAAACTATTTTCTATTAGTAATCCATTTTCAATATCAAACCAACTGTTAAATAATTCTGTCCAGTTTTTAGGAACATCATTTGTCCACAGATGCTGACTCAATGTGTCTATGTCGTAAAAATTATTTAAATTACAAACTATACTACTAGTAACATCTAAATGTTCTGTTATGATATTACATATAATATTTTTATTAAAACTTTCTGGTTTTATTTCTGTAAACACTGTGTTGTATACAGATCTCCAATCTTGAAAATAAGGATCAGCTAACTTAAACCATTCTTGTGCTAAATCAGTTGACAAATCAAAGTACATTAACTGATTGTATAAAAGAGGTAATTCATATTTTAGTTCAATTTCAAACGAATTGGCTTTGTTTGTTGGTAAGTTTTTATATGTTCTTGCAAAACTACTAACAGCTAAGTCATAATTTTCAAATTGATCCCAAAGCAAATCAATGTCGACATTTAAAAATAGTGTATCATAATCAACATATATAGTTTCATCAAACGGTGTACAGTGAATCATTTGCCACATATTGCTTCCATGAAAGCCGTCAGCGTGTCCTGTATTACCAAATGGTAGTTCGGTAATGTAGTCGAATGCATGAAAATATTTCGACGATACTAAATCACTTTTACCAGCGTCTACTACTAAACATACTTCTGCTGTAGGATCACAGTTTTTGATACTTAATGCAAGTGCATAACTGTACTTGATTTTATCTAAGTCTGTGTCAATTCCTAATGTAATAAATCCTCGACTCATAGCAGCACCTCTTTAAGATTTTCTTCTATTTTATCAAAATGTCTACTAATTGCACGTTTATTCATAGCATGTAAGTTATAATCTGTATTTCGAGTAAGTATGTTTTTCCACTGTTCTTGTCTATTATGACTTAGCAATATCCAATCATTCATTCCTTTGATTTCAATTATGTCATCTTTTTGATCCATGTTACGCATTGGTATTCCCATAAAATCATGCACATAAGATTCATTGTTATATCCGTTTAACAAATGAGTAGCAATACTTACACAAAAGTCTGTTCTAAATAGTGCTGGCGGAAATTGATATAATAGTGCATAGTAATTCCAGTTTTCTCTAATATGATTCCATGTATCAAAAAATATACGACTTTCTTCACTTTGATCAAAATAAACAACTGTACTCCACCAATGATGTATTCCTCCGTCTGACAGTGTCATTTCGTTCATGTACGGACGTTGGTGTTCTAAGTATATAGCATTGCGATGCATAGCTATCGGAATTTCAGTATCAAACAGATAGTCGTAAAAATTATTTTTAATAATATAATCTGTATCTAATAACAGTGTTTTTTCAAACGGAGTTAGATCAAATACTTCGTGCTTATTACTGTTTAAGAAAGGTGCACTAAATTCTGTCCATGGGCTATCAAAATGTTTACGTGGGTTTTGATCATGTTCTACATCTTGTATTACAATATGATCAAAACATGCATCGTGCCATTTTTCATCGATACTTTCTTTTAACCAAGTATATCCGCCGTGATCTGTAATGAGACACGTACTATTATTTTTCATATTTGCTTTTACATAGCCTGCTGCAACATGTGCAAATCGGATATAATCTAATTGGCTATTGTTGTAAGCAAAAAAGCATATGCCTTTTTCTTCTTCTTTTGCCATTTACCAATCCATAATTTTTTTAATATTACGTGCACGTTTAATTTTATCCATTTGAATCTTATATTCATTACTTGCTTCGGTATATGCACTAATTAAAGAATCTTTAAAATCCGACAAATCTTCAATAACAATTGGATTTTCTTTTGTATCAATTACAATTGCACTATCTTTATCTGATCTTAATAGTGCATCTACAAAACTAATAGTTTTTTCATCCGCATAAAAAGCACCACCGCCATAGTGAACAGCTTGTAGCACTTGCATACGAGATCTGATATTTCTTTTTTGATTACTTAAAGTAGTACGATAATTTGCAAATTCGAGGGCCTTCTCGAGTCTCTCATCCATAGTGAGTTTCTCCTTATAATTAACTACTAATATAATATATTTAGTTCTAAGATGTCAAGTGATTTTTTAGTTATCTGCAGGGCTAAAGAAGTCATCTGTTAACTCTACAACCGGATCTGGTGTAACATCAAACGTACTTGTATTAACAGTAATAATATCAGGCATTAGATATCTAGGTGTTACAGTAAGTGTTCCGTCAATGACCTGATCAAATGAAGTATCATCAAATACTAGTTTAAAGTGCACTTCTTTACCATCATCTGCCCATTTGCCATAAAGTTTAAAATATCTGTTTGCATAGTTCGAAGAACTGTTTTCT